AGGAAAGGCACCTTCTTCTATTACTACTTGTACTTTATTTCTAATAGCCATAGTAAACCTCCTGGCACTTGGATTAATTATCTGGATCGTAATTAATATCACCACTCATTTCGAATGGATCTGTTATTTTATTGAGCTCATATAAAGAGAACTCGTTCTTTAGACTTCCTTGTATCCAGTATATAAAGGAAATAGTTGTATCATTTCCTCTTGAAGTCTTTGTATCCCAGTTAGTTGTTGAAATAGGAATAAGTATATCTATTGTTTTTAATAGATCTGCACCTAAATTAACTATATCTGGATTGGTAGCTTCTAGGAATAGTGTTCTTATATTATCAATATAGAACTGCCTTAATGCTAATAGCTCTTGTGCTGTGTATTGTGAGTATGAAGTATCAGTGAACAAGAAAGACTTGTTTGAAGGAAACATACTATATTGTTTTACAGATAGAGGGTAAAGCATGTCAATCAGGGCTCGTCTCTGTATGTATTTTTGTATAGTATCTCTTGTTGTGAATTCAATCCATTTTGAGAATGAATAACCTAATGGAAGTACTGAGCTGTCATAAGTTGCTTTGTCGGCTGTAAGATCTACATCTACATAAGCAGCTATTGTTTGATACTCCTTCACCCCGAATGCGCCTAATGCTGGATTAAACACATTATCTAGTGCGCTAAATGCACCAGAAGCACTATATGTAGTAGCATCTAATGATGCAGCTACTTCTATTTCTGCTGCTAATTGAGATTCAGATTCTGGTAATTGAAACGCTGCGACAAAGTTTGTGGCTGCTTGCAATGCGGTAACTATATTACTCATTACATGGCCCATTACTTGAATAGGGCCTCCACCATAAACCTCAACTCGTCCACTTCGAGATATGTTGTAAGGAATAGAGTTATCTCTTAGTGTTTGTACCATATCTGTATTGTAACTGTCAGCTACGTATCCTTGCTTAAAATCATCTTCTATAGTTTTTCTAGCTTCTGGTATTAAAGTTTCAGCTACTACTTGAGGATTACTTGATTTACGAGGATGGCTTATCCTTCCAGATACTACACATCTAATACTAAAGACTATTAAATACAAAGAATCTTTAGAATGAGTTGCGTTTAGTTCTTGTATGTCAACTTCATACACTCCACCAAAAGGAAAGACTAGTGTACCAAATGAATCATCCAGTACTGCTTCCCTTAAGGTTTCTAGTTTACCTATTGCAGGATCATCATCTGTTCCTACATAAAAACCTTCGAGACGGATCTCCTGGACTTTGTTGCCCAGGTCTTCCGTATCTACTTTATTACTTCCAGGATATTCGTAAACAATGATTCTATTGCCTACGTTAAATTCCGCGTTATTTACAGGAAATGTAATCCCTCTAAATGAGGCTTCTTGTATTTGCATTGTTTACTCTCCTAATTGATTTAGTTGTCCGCCATTGTATGTAATTGGAGGAATCTTAAGGTTGCTATTGTTATTTACTTTAGCTTTGGTTCCAGGTTCTGCTTGGACTTTAATGGTTGCCATACCTGCGGTCTTCTCATAGCTGTTAGCTGATTTGATACTACTTGCACCTGAAATGTTTCCTGCTGCACCAGCAAGTTGCATTTGTAATTTAGGAGCAGATAGACTATTCATTCTATCTTGTAATGTTCCTAGTCCACTAGTTGCGGAATCCACAAAACTTTGGAAGGAAGATTTAGATGTATTTGAGAAGTTTGTTACGGCTGAAGTCCAGTTGCTACTTTCTGTTGTTACACTTTGTGTGATGGCAGTGTTAGCAGTTTTAGCACCTTCTGCACTTTCAGTAAAGGCTTTCTTTTGGTTGTTTCGATATTCATCAAACATTTCCTTCGCAGATTTAAGCCCTTGGTTACCAGATAAGTTTTTAGCAAATCCAGTTAAACCTTCTCCTGTTGGCTCGAGCGTGATACCTTGGAACTTCTTTTGTTTGGCCTGTGCGTCTATTTGACTGTAATCAAAAGCTCCTCTCATAGCCTGAGCTGCCCCTATTGGGTTAAAAGTAGCCATTGCTTTAGCTGCTGCTGCAGCCTTAGATACAGTATGAAGTACTTTAGCAATATTAGCTGAAATACTATTTGCTAGGTTTGCAACTAAGGAGGAAACAATTACAACTACGTCTCTAACTGTTGTATAAACAGTAAAGAACACAGCCATCATATTATCCTTCCATTGGTTGGATGAAGTTTGAGTCCCAAAGAATTGTTTCTCTAGAGCCTGGAATACATTGACAATCATGTTGCCAAATGCCTGAGCGGTACTTATAATAACAGAAAACGCAGATTGTAGGTCATTTAAGATTGGTCCTGCAATATTCATAAAATCTGCAAAGGCTTGCTTAGCTCTTTCAAAGGCGTTTTGAAGCATCTGTCTAAATTCTTCTGTCTTATAGTTAACTGCTACATATCGTCCAATTAAAACAGCTGCACCTGCTGCCAACGCTACAAATGGATTTGACAATGCTGCCACACCAACTAGTATAGCTCTAAGTGCTCCAACCGCCTGAGATACACCAAATATAGTAGCACCCAGTACAGCCATAGTAGGACCAATAGCTGCAATAGCTGCGATCCTCATAAATATAGTTCTTAATTTATCATCTGGAAGTGCGAGTAACTGATCTTTAAAAGCCTTAGCCTTCTCTATCAATCCGCCGAATCCATTAGTCACTTTAAATATTCTTTCTAAAGCAGCTCCAAATCCTTGAAGGAAGATTTGCTTTAAGTCGTTCATGTTAGAGACCATACCAGAGAACGATTCGGCTGCCTCTGCTGCAGATCCTTTGGTTCTTTTGTGTAGGTTATCTAACGCCTTTAAGTAAACTCCTTGAGTTACAAGACCACCTTCGATAAGAGCACCTAATGCTATTCCTTCTTTGTCTTCTGTACCGAGAAGTTTTTGCATTCGAGCCTTAAGTCCTTTCTTAGCTCCTGTTTCCATTTCCTTCATTTGAGCTTCTAGCATGCCTCTAATTTCAGGCATTCTTTTTAGCTCTCCAAGAATAGGAATCATACGAGAGGCCATTTGTCTTAAGTCTTTTGTCTGTGCCTTACCCATTTGTAAGATTTCAGTATGGTTCTTGGCTAAGTTTAATAAGTCATCACTAGATCCACCATAAGCTGCAACAATATCGGAAAGCATTGTAACTTGCTGCTTAATGTATCCAGTTCCGTTAGATCTAAACTTATCTACAGAGGCGAACATAGCTGCGGCTTTCTGTATATCTCCAATTTCAAATGGAGTCTTTGCACCGAAGTCTTGTATGAAGGAAGATAGATCTTTGGCGGCTGCTTTACCAGATCCGGCTTTATCTCCATCAAATAGTCGTTCAATACCTCTTTCTAGAAGTCCTAGTTTAGAGTTTGCCATGAGGGCTTCGTACCCTAATTTAGCTATAGGTGCAGTAATACCGAAAGACATCCCTGTCCCAACGGTAGTCATCTTGGTTCCTATGGCTCCAAGTTGGTTAGAAATTTTATCTAGCCCTGCGGTAGCCCCTACGAACATGGTTGAGCTTTTTCCTGCGATCTTGTTAACTGAGTTAGTTAATTTTGCGAAAACACCAGAAAATCCGTCTCTAGCTATAATATCTATATTTAGTTGCTTATCCATTAATCAACTCCTTTTAAATCTTTTGCATATACTTCTGCTCGTTTGATATATGCTTGAAGCTCTTCCAGGTCCATCTCAAAGAATTCAGAACGAGACATTCCTTTATAAAATATAATAAGGTCAGGAATAATCTCGTAAAATAAACCCTTTAGTTCTTCTGGGCGGGCGATAAAAAAGGCGCAAGTAAATCACTTACACCAAACAAGTCTCTAGGAGACATCTTCTCTTTAAACACTTGCTCTACGTTTATACAATCTAATATGGTTCTGATTTCAGCTCCACCATTAGAATCAATATTCTTCATCTGTTTTAGAAGATCTCCGACTGTTGGTCTTCTTACTTCTACCTCTTCAACAAATGTACCATCTGCTTTCTCAATTGGATCTATTAATTTATATTTAAACATAATACCCTCCCGTATTAATTAATTTATTTTTTATATTTTAAGTCGTAGTATTCTTTAAGGAATTTTGCCATTTGCGGGTCTCTTTCTGAATACTTACCTATATAGAATTCAAGTTCTTTTTGCTCTTTTGGTTTAAGTGCTTGTGCTATATTCTCGACAGTCTTTTTAACCAAATCATTTAACTTTTTAATGTCCATTATAACTCTGTTACACCTATTTGTCCATCCATTCTTAAATGATGGCCAGTTCTTTAGTCTAGGAAGATAGACGTTGATTCTATATTGAGTTAACCTAATTCCCCATTCTACTGGATTCCGATCAGATTCTTCCTTCAATCTTTTCTTTTCTGCTGCAGTTAAAGGAGCAACATTTCCGCTTCCTTGTCCCCACATTCTTCTAATTAGGTCTTGTGGCCTTCCGGTTCCTGAGTTAACAGCTAAGTCAAATATAGGATACTGTACACAAGGATGTAGATTATTAATATCTACGTTTCTTTCCATAGGCTTCCAGTAATCTTCTAGGAAAATAGTTCTAGCCAGTTCCTTAGTTACTGTTTTGATAAAGGTGTCTTTATCGTTAGCGGCAATTCTTGGTAATCCATTTTTGGCCGCGTAGGCATTGTACCGTCCAATGGTTACGCCTCTCATTGTCATTCCGCCTGGATCGTCAGGATGATTGAAGTAGCCTCCTTCATCCCGACCTATACTATCCAGACAGAAGTTTTGTACGTCTCTTAGTTTCATATTTACCTCTGTCTGCGATCCTGTCTGTGATAATATTACAGAACTTCTAAACCTGTTTCACCTGTGAATTCGATATCTAACTCGCCTTCAGCGGTTGTACCGGTTCTATCACCTGTGTAGGTTGCATTTACTAACTGAACAGCTTTACCTGTAGGAGTAATTAAAGTGATGGTTGCGTTTCTAATATCGAAAATATCGTTAGCAACATCAGTAATATCCGAATCAGTTATTTTACCTTTGATCATCCAAGGAGTAGCTTCTGCTTTAAATCCATGTACGCGAGCGTCGGAACCTAAAACAGCAGAATTCTTTAAACCACCATAAGTAATTGTGAATTCACCTTTAACTCTTTGGAATACACCGTTAATTTGAAGATCTAGTGCGTCACCGCCAACTATTCCTGCCATTATATGTCTCCTTTGACTTCTTTATTGTCTTTTTTCTTAATTTCAAACATTTCGTTTGAGCCCCATTGAACTACGTTGTCTAGCTCTTTATTTACCATAGGAAGGAGGGCAATTTTCCCTCCAGATTCCATATGTTCCTTCCATAGAAAGCCAAAGAGAGGTAAACTAAGTACCTTCTCTTCGAACTCATTAATATCCATGTTGATGTTTAGGTAAGGATAAAGATAGTTTTTTACATAGTCAGAGGGACCATATATGTCTCTCTTAAACATGTGCTAACCTTCCTTATAGTAAGAACGAAACTTTTACGCCGACCATTACGAGTTGGTTGACTAGGTCTGGGCCCATCTCGATATCTAATCGGTTAGGATTGGATATGTTTCTTTCTACGATTAAGTCATTTTTGAATTGAGTAAATCCTTCTACTAATCCAATGGTTTCCCAATCTGTGAACTTACCAACTACGAAAGCTTTCATGATCTTAGGAGTTACGATTGCTTGACCTGCTGCGTATCTTGTACCATCATTAGCCAATTTAACTCGTGGGAATCTTTGATCGATAGCTCTTCTCAAATCCCATCGGATGTAACCTAAGGTGTAGAGGGTATTTACCATGAGGTAACTTGTATCGGAATCACCGAGGCTGTTAGTTTTGTAGGTTGAGATAACTTCATCGAGGCTGATTTCGCCTTGAGCATTATGTCTAATTGGGCTGATACCATTGTATAACAAGGTATTTCTGTCTGGTCTTTCGAATCCGATTTGACCGCTTAATCCAATGATTTTGCTTAGACTTAATGTATGTAGAGGACGAGCTGGATCTCTTGCGATAGAGTCAATAACTTTACCGACAGCAGCGCCAACTATTTCCCATGGGTTAGAAGCAATACTGTTGTGTCCGAAGATTGTCAAGTATTTGCTGTTATATGTGTTACCTAAGGTGCTGAGGTTAGTAACAGTATCTTTACATCCAATATAGAGAATACCTTCCTTCTGAATCATAGGACCGTTTCGATCGTCTAATTCGGATAGAAGTAAGTTAACTCCAGTGCTTTCTCGGTTACAGAAGATGACTGCATCGAAATGATCATCAGGAATGTTAGCAATAGCAGTTGCTAATGCTGGATCTGTAGAACCTGCAGTTGTAGCAGCAACAGAAATAGTACATCCACAGTCTAAATTACCGTAGTCTTTCTTAACTATTAAGATGTCGTTAGCTGCAGTACCTTTGTTCTTAGCTGTTAATGGTACGGAAGCAGTGGACAGAGATCCGACACTGAAAGGTAATCCTTCAACTGCCAATAAAGCTGTTCTTAATTTACCAGCTGCTTGAGCTGCTGTATCTGTAGACAATACAGAAGTAGTTACTTCAATACCACCAACCATGAGGGAAATGGTACCGGTTCTTACTGGAGCTCCAACTGTAAAGGTAGCAACACGAGCTACACCGGATCCATGATCAGCTAAACCGATTGCATAGACCTCGTTGTAAAGGTTGTTATCTTTGAAGGAAGTGATTGCTTGTCTGATGATACTGGATCGTCCGAACAAACGAGTTGCTTCTGATCCTGTACCGGATACTAAATAGGCAACGTTTGGGTCAGCTAGACCGGATGTTGCGGTTTCGTCTTCGATCATTTGACCGATGATGAGAACTTTATAGGGTTTTTCACCAGGACCTTGTAAGGCTCTGGAACTATCAAATTCTATCGCTGTGATTTGAGTCCTATTATTTGTAGGAATCGAATTAAAACTAATAGCCATTAGGTTTTCTCCTTATTTTTTAATCTTGTTCTATGTCATATTGGAAATACATTGGTGTTGTGTCGCTGACATCCTGTCCTTGAATCTGTGCCAGTATACTTCCATCTACTCTTTCTAAGTCTGGATATTCGATTGGAGTTCTTGGTACTGCAGAGTTATAACATACTTTATAGCTCATTGTAGAAACTACTACTGGAATTGCAGCATCTTGATCTCTAAACATCTCAATTTCCGAGAGCTCAATTGACCTCCAAGTCGTATTGCTTGGATCTATTTTATCTATTGCATCCTCAATGGCCTGCGTTATTTCATCACAAAGTTCTTCACTTGTCTTCGTTAGTGACCTAACTGGAGAGATTACTTCTATAACGAAATCAGCTTCCCTGCTTTTGTCATACTTTCCATAAGTTTTAGTTGTAATCAACTCTCGTACAAACCGTATGTTAACAAATGGAACTTTTTTATCGTATTGCGAAGGAACATTTATGTGATCAATGAACACATTAGCTCCAGCCCCTGTACTTGCAGCTACTATTTTTGTCTTTAATAGATTTTTTATTGTTTGTCTTTCTGATGGCATTACTCAATCACCTCAGTGATAGAAATCATATAGCCACTTTCTTGGTCATCCTTGACCTCTGTTACCTGATAGACATTACCTCTTATTTCCAAAATATCGTTGTATAGTGGAGTGAAGGAAATATCTTCCTTGGCGATAAGCACTACTGGCTTCTCTACTATATATGATTGATAGCCTTCATTTTTGATCTCTTGGAAGTAGGAGGTTATGGTTGCATTAATTGTAACGGGATCATCACTTCCGTGTGTATATTCACAAGTCTCCCCCATTATTTTGTTTATTATTTTTGCATGGTTTTTAAATAAATTATTTGCCATACAGCACCTCCATTTTTATCCTTATATAGAAGAAGGAAAGAATTTCTTCCTTCCTTCGAGCTAACCTAATTGTTAGGAACTAGCTACTTTCTTACCTAATCCGTCGTTGATGTAAACTTGTACAGTTGTAACACCAGAAGCGGAAGAAGCTACAGCTATACCGATTGGCAAGTCTCCAGTTGCAGGAGTTTTCTTTACAACTGCGCCAGATGCGTTAGAAGCTGCTACCCAAACGGTATCTCCAACTGCGTATGTATCTGTATCAGCAGTTTTAGTTAATGTGAAAGTACCGCGAATTTGCAATACTACACCAGTGAAACCACGAGCGTTGTTAGCGGCTAAGTTGTCGTTAACTGCTACACCTACTACGTTACCAGATTTGAATACACATAATTCACCTGGTTCTACGTCACCAGCGGAATATGGAGTATCAGCTAAAGCGAATGTTACGAAATCATTGTCATTTCTAATTAAATTTTTCATGTTTATTTACCTTCCTTAAATTTTGTTACTTAGATTAGTGAGCATCGCCTCTGACGATACCGGTTGTTTCCATAGCAGCTACAGCTACATCATAGAGAACGGTCATTTCCATACCTACACCAGCGATATGATTCATACCAGCGGCGTCGATTTGAGGAGCAGGAGCGGAAGCCAAGTTCATCAAGAAGAGGTTATCAGCTTGAGCTGCACCGGCCATTAAGTAGTGCTCGTAAGCAGCATAGGTTCGTCCTGTGTCTTCCAATCTAGGAGCTACGATTAGGTTCAATCCTCTGAAACCAGCGGCGTTGTTAACACCAGCCATTAATGATGGCATGAAGTCACCATAGATGTATTTCAAAGCGTGTGCTTCTAATGTATGAGGTACCAAGAGGTAGTTAGGAGTTAAGTCAATTCTATCACCGTTTAAGTCTGTGAAGTCTTTCATGTTCTTCATAGCTTTAGCGATGTATGCTTGCCATGCAGCTTCGGAAGCAGATTCGGAAGCAGCAGCTGGACCCCATTTGTAGGTTGTGGAGGAAGCAGCGATATCACCGTTACCAGAGAATGTCATACCGGTTAAAGCATTGATTAACAACTTGTCTTCTAAGATTCGTACTTGTCGAGCAACAGAAGCTGGGATTTCATTGAAAGCGCCTAAGTCATCGTTGATGATAGCTTCACGAGTGATCATGTATTTCTTCATGTAAGTCTTATCCAATCGGTAAGTCTTTTCGGAAGTGGTCATCGATCCTCTATTTGGATGATAGTTACCTTCTTGTACTACGTCGTTAGCTAAGGAAAAAGCTTCGAATCCGGAAGCTCTGTAGTAGTAGTTAGCTCTGAAGTCTTTTACGAGTTTACGTGTGAATAAAGGAGCTAATACTGATTCGTTGTATTGGTATGCCATACCCATAGCTTTGTTTTGTACGTCAGCTAAGATGGAGGTGAAGTCGCCAGAAGCTAACATACGTTGAGCTACTTGGATATCTTCCATACCCATGATTCTTTGCTTTTCGAGTTCGCTGGATGCCATTTCTACTAAGAATTGTCGACCCATTTTCACCAAGGATTTGTTGCCGTATGGGTTGTCGTTTTCTGCTTGAGCAGCATATGTTTTGCTGTCTAATTTAATGTTGGATAGTAATCCTTCTGTAAATGCTCGTACTTGTTTGTCTTGTTGTGAGTCTCCGAAATGAATGTTCATAGTTTCTTCCTTCCTTAATGTGTTTATGTCTGATGCTGCAGAGTTTGAGGCAGCGAACTCAATAATTCTAGATCGTACATCATCTTGAGATGCACTTTCTTTTAACAACGATTCAAAAGCTTCAGATGCCATACCTGATCTGGTGGCAGCTTTCTGTAAAGTAATAAAATCTTCTGGGCTCCATGTTCTTGAAGGAAGATTATGTATGTCTTCTTCTACAGGTGCTTCAATAGCTACTTCTTCAGCAACTACTTCTTCAACCTTTTCTTCAACTGGTGCAGGTTCTTCTACAACTTCCTCTTCTACCACAGGTTCAGCTACTTCTTCTTTCACTTCTTCCTGAGCGAGCACTTCAGAAGTCTCCTCGATGAGGTTATTGTCTTCTGAGACATCCTCCTGATTTAGTACTTCTTGCTCTTTTATTTCTTGTTCTTCCATGTGGTTCTCCTTAGTCTTGTTTCTGTATTGGGCATTTGGATCAGCTGGGACTGTGACTATAGATAATTCATACGGTGCCCATTTAGATACCTCGACTACTCTGTAGCCGTCTCTCTTTCCGGTTTCGGTTAGTTTTTCTATAGAATAACCAATACTGAAGTTCTTTAAAACACCTTCTTTTATCTTATCAAAGTATTTACTGGCTTCGATATCTGAAGATAGTCTTATTGTTCCGACTAACTGATCTCCTTCTACTCTTGCGTTTAAGACAACACCAATGACGTTATCTATTGTGTCTGTATTATGATCTTTAAGTACAGGTGCTCCTGCATTTAATCTAGTTAGGTCTACTGCTGCTGGGTCCATTGAAAGGACTTCCCAATAGTAATCATTACTATAAGGATCATAACGTTTGACTGGAGTAGTTGTAGCAAATACTACTTCTACTGTTCTTGCCGTTTCATTTAGAGTAGTTGGCATGGATACAAGGGATCTAATATTTTGATTGTCTGTCATCGTCTAAATAGACCTCCCATTTCCTGTACTATTGAAAGCACACTATTACTTATTCCTGCAGGTCGATCATCTGTAAAGTACAAATTAATTCTTCCTACCGGATTACCTCTGGAATCAGAGAGTAATATTGCCTTCACTGTTTGGACACCTAATGTATCCAAAGCTCTATCTCGACTATTATAAGACTTTGGGCTATAGGTATAGTGACCGGAGCCAAGTAACCCAAAAAGCAATTGCTTATCTAAGTAGAGAGAAATTGATTGAAAGCGATTTGAAATAACAATGCCAAGTTTGTTATACTCTCCTGATACTATGACGTTTGTAATTGAAGTTTCTTTTAGGAATACAAAGTCTGCACCAGGCTCGCCGTTGTGAAATAAGGATACATCAGCAGCAACTGCTTTTGTTTCTTTTATTAAATCTACCAATCCTCTGTCGAGTTTATTTAATATTTCTTGATTTGAACGTATAAATCTATAAAAATCTTTATGGA